GCCACCACCCTTGTTTCTGCGTTGTTCCTGATTTCTAATGCGTGTCACGCCATGTCGCCCCAATCGCTGCATTGCCCTTGAGCGGACAGGCAAAACCCAAAACTTCCCCAGCCTTGGCTATTGATTGTTCAGCCAAAGCAGCCACCGTCTCGGCATGTTCAGGCTTGACATCAATCTGCCACTCATCATGAACATTGGCGCAAAACTCATAATCATCAGCGGGTTTGAGACCGGCAGCTTGTAAATCCTGATCCAGAATAACCAAAGCCTGTTTCATGATGATTGCCCCCGCCGATTGCAAAAGCGTATTGAGAGCCGCATGGGGGGAACGGATTTTCAGCTTGCCGCCATCAAGACCCACCAAAAAACCACGCATCGCCTTGCGCCGCACCTTGATGATCAACTCATTAAGCGCAGGTAACGCCGCCAAAAAGCTCGCTCGCGCTTGGCGACCACGGGCAGTCACCTGTTTTTGCGTGCCAGTCGCCCCCATGGTAAGACCTAATTTTTCATCACCAGCACCATATAAAAAAGCATCGTTGTGTTCAGGGTGGCTCGCAAAACCACCCCCGCCCTATAGGGCTGCTCGTCGTCGCCGCCGAGTCCAGACTATATCTTCACCCTCTATTTTGAGGGGCTTTGCGCTTCGACCAGCGTTAGCTTCTGGCCTACTCCCTTGCGGGATAGTCGTTGCACCTGCCTTGTGTGTCTCAAGATAATTTTTTGCTTTGTTGATAATTTCACTGTCGTCTTGGAATAAACCCAAACCACGATTGCAGTTGTGACATAACAGGCCTCTAATTGCGCCTGTTGTGTGGTCATGGTCAACAACAAGTGTTTTTCTATGGTGTTCACGCATTTTAAAACCGCTCCTACCACATATTGCGCAACAGCCCTTTTGGCGTTGCTCTAATTCTTGATATTTCTTGAAACTAATCCCATATGTACGCATTAAGTATGCGTGGTCATAACCCGCCTCACTACAGGCAGGAGAGCAGTACAGATGTGAGGGTGCTTCCGGCTGGAAGGTTTGTCCACATACTCGGCACAGCTTTATTTTAAAAGAACCATTTGGATATTTTATAGAGCACCTCCTTTCAAAAGGAGACACACAAGGATTGGCTCAGGATTGTCTCGGAGAGATGTTCCCTGAGTTCACAAAGTTTTTAACCCACAATTACTTGTGGGGGTTCCCTGTCAAGAACCATGTCTTGGCTATGTCACGACCTGAGACTTCACGGCTCTCAACCGGATAAAGCTCCTTAGGATCAAGCCCCAAGGCTCTTGCATTGACCGAGTGCATGTCGGTGCCAAGAGATTTATCCCCTTTCAGGATCGTCTCAATATATGCTCCACCATCATATTTAGCCATGTAACCAGCCAAGCAACGTAATTCCAAAGCATCCGCATCACAGCCTACCAGAACATAACCATCGCTGGCCTTGAACAAGGCGCGGCAGTCTTCCCCAAAGGGTGCGCCATTGGCCGGCACTTGAGCAATATTGGGGTTCGAATGCGTCATCCGCCGCGTCACCGCCCCTACCGTCATCACAGACCCATGAATGCGACCAGACTGTTCTTTCTTAAGCCAGCTTTGCGCCCCCTCCGCCACCTGACCAATGCGCTTGGTCAGCATCATATAGCGTGAAAGCAGCTTGGCCTCCGCAAAGGGCAGCTTGGATAAAATACTCTCATCCAGCTTTGGCTGCCCAGAGGGGGTAAATTCCTGCGGTTGCCAGCCATATTTGAGCTTCAACCGTGAGGCGATATGATGGGTTGAATTGGGATTGAACGCAACATATTTGATATTTTGATACTGATCGCCCACCTCATAAATGACATTGGTTTTCTTGACATGTCGCCTACGCTTGACCGTGACAACATCACCATCAGGCGCAAACCACGAGCCAAAAACTTCTCGTAACTGCTTCTCCAATTCTTCACGCTCGCTGAGCAATTTGACATAAAGATACTCAGCACCCTTGCGATCAAAAGCAAAGCCCCATCTTTCCTGACGCGCAAGAATTGTCGCTACATCCATCTCCAGCCAGACCGACTTGTCCGAGATGGGAATGAGCGGCACATCATCGGGATGCTGGCGGCGGGTCAGATATTCATGACGCGTCTTCTGATAGTCACGATCATAACCCGCCCAGATGCGAAGTGCCTTGTCATACAAGGTGTGTGTAACTTCCACATCCTGCTCGCAATAATCCTGCATCTCGGCCGACCATGCGCCCCAAGGATCAATGCCTTGCTCCTTGCACTGAGCCGCATAGTCACCTTTCCACTTTTTGAGACGATGTCCAAAAGCTTCCAGTGAGTAACGCCCTAACAGTTTCTTAGGCAGCAAACCCTTTTTGACCAAAGCATGATCACTCTCATCAATAGACGGCCAAAACAGCCGCGACAGGACAAGCGTGTCCAGAACTTTTCCCTTGGGGGCAAAGCTTGGAAACACTTTTTGCAGTGCCGGTATGTCAAACTTGATGATATTGTGGCCGATGATCTGCTCGGCCTTGGTGAGAAGCGCTATCCCGTCTGGGATTTCGTCACCATGCAGTGACCAGATGCGACCCGTGTCTGGGTCTTTGAGAACTAAGGAATGGATAGTATCTAATGTGTCGAGAAGCCCGTTTGTTTCACAGTCAAACAACAGCTTCAATTACGTCTCCTTGTCTAGAAAGGTGAGTCTTCACTTGTACTGAAGTCATAGATTTCTCCTTTTGCAAATGGGTCTGTTAAAATTTCGCTCAACCGCCCCGTCTCCGGATTGTAATCAAGCCAGCCCGCCTCACCGGTTTCACCCGTGTAGCGGTTCTTCAAAACCCTTAATGTTGTGATATTTTTAAGTTCAGATTGTTGATCGCGCTCGGCACCAATGACAAAATCCGACAATTGCGCAATGCCAGCCGAACCCCGCAATTGCGCCAAGGACGTCCTTGCCCCGTCCTCATGACCCTTGTCACCGGACGGTCGCCGCAAATGCGAGACAAGCAGGATGGCAATGTTGAGTTCCATGGCAAGACTTTTGAGAGCCGTCATGATATTGTCAATCAACCGTCTTTCTTCACCCTCATCGGCACCCGAAACGATGATCGACAAATGGTCAAGAATAATGATCGAACACTCACAGCCCGCCGCCATGTAACGAATACGGCTGGTGATATTATCAATGTCAGTCGAGCCAAAATGATCATAAAGATAAACACGACCCGTGCCTAAAGTGGCATCAAAGCCCTTGCGTTTCTGTTCATCCGACAGCTCTCCCCACTGTGTGTGGGCAGGAGCATCAATCGCCAAGCCAATCAAGCCTTGCGCCGTGCGCTTGACATTTTCTTCCAGCATGATCATACCGATGATATGACCCTGCTTGATCAGATGATGGGCAACCTCCCGCACAATCGAAGATTTGCCAATCCCCGATCCGGCAGTAAATGTCCACAACTCGCCAAGCCTGATCCCCAATGTCATGCTGGACAGGGTAGAGAACGGTAGCTCAATGCCTTGAAGATCATCCTGTACATTGAGAGCTTCCCACATATCCGCTCCGGCAATGATGCCGTCCGGCCGGTAAGCTTTGGCATCAAAGATCGCTTGCACAATCTCCGACCCACGCCCCGCCATCAACAACTCATTGGCATCTTTCAAAGCCAGCTTGGCAATCTTCAACTTGCCCGCCTTGAAGCCTAGCGTGGCACAATCCTCAACCGCAAGCCGCCCCGCCTCATCATTGTCAAACATCAGGACAATCTCTTCAAAACCATCCAGCCACTCAAACGAATTTTGCAAAGCCTTTTTCGCGCCCTTGGCACCGCTCGGCAAGGACACAACAGGCCATTTATTGCCCTGTACTTGGCTCACCGTCAGCGCATCTATCTCACCCTCGGTGATCGTTACACGCTTGCCACCATCCCGCCATAGATGCTGCCCATAAAGCCCTGCCTTCTTGGCGTCACCAATAAACACAAACTCCTTGTTCGGCATCCGTATCTTCTGGGCTACAATCTTGCCCGTCACATCCCTGTAATTGGCAAGCTGAACCCGCATGTCCTTGTAAGTCGAGACCGTGTAGCCCCACTTCTCGCAAGTCTCCTGTGTAATCCCGCGGCGACTTAGCTCTATCGCCCGTCCCACCGGTATTAATCCGTGATTACTGATCGTGTTTCTCCTTGTTGTTGTCTCCCCATCATCCTTTTTTATATCCCTGTTCATGCTCACGCACTCACCGCCTCTTGGCTTCTCCCAATAGCCGCAGCCAAAACAGTAACCATGCCCGTCTGAATAACGGGCAAGATTATCTCGGCTGCCACACTCGGGGCAGGATTCATGATGGAGAAGAGTGCTCTCGCCACTAGCCATACAGGACATACCCAATAGCCAGCATGAGCGAGATCAAAATAAAAAGGCCGCCAGACACTATTGCCATGGCGACCGCGATCTTGTCATAATCATAGGGAAACATGGCTCACCAGAAACCTAGTGATCGGGAAATCAAGAAAATAATAAACACTATAATTAAGATATGGGAAGCAGTGCTTGCCTTGCTTTCCAGTTTCCATAACTTCAAAAGTCCCGCATCAGGGACAGTCAGATTTAGCTTGCCTGTTTTAAAATCTTGCTTGATACTCATTTAAATTTCTTCTTCATTAATTAATGTGTAACGGACATAGGACTGCCCTGTTGAATCCTTGCGCCACTCAGCTTTGATGTTGTGACCCTGCCCGCGCAGTTCAGAAATGCGCTTGGGCAACGCCCGACACCGCCATAAAGCCTGTGCCTCCATGTTGGTAATCGTCTTGCCAGATTGAAGATGAAGGAGGATCAACTCCCCCATTGGCTTCTTGTTCAAAGGCTTACTCATTTTTACTTGTCATGAGGTTTGTGTTCCTTTTTATGCTTCACCAAGGCTATTTACGCTAAAGCAAGTAGCCTTGGTAAAAGTTAAGATTGATGATAGGGAGGGGGTGATGTTTATAAAAGCTAGGAAAAGCTATCATGAAAGATGCAAAACAAGAGACCACCCTCAAAGATGTTCATGATGCACTGCGTGAGGTAATAAATACGAACGAGGAAATACATATTGCCCTAACGGCAATCCTTGCTCAACTTTACCAAACAGGGGAAAGGATATATCATGATAAGCATGAATTAAGGATAAAGGATGAATTGCCTTTCCTTGATTGTATTCCTCACGCAAGGCAGCGTCTCAAACAGATGAAAGACGATGTCTAATCATAAACGGTGAAAGTGGGGTGGACTACATCCGTATTCAGTGTAGTTCCTGCACACGCTTCATCAATCAGGGATCTTAACTGTCCAATGCTCCCATAGGCTTCCCTCACGGGGAGGCCGTGAAGTAGCTTGGCTATTACATAAGCGGGGGCAGCACGTATTCTGGCTTCGCGCCCCTCTTCCTTGATTTGCTTCATGGCTTCACACTCAGCATCAAAGAGCCGTTTCAATTCTTGAAAATTACTATTTGTCATTATCTTTTCCTTACTTTTTGGATTGCTTCAATTTATTTATCTCGACAGCCACGGCTGCAATCGCCCTCAAGCGTGTTGCTTCAGGCGGCTCTTTCAGCCATGTTTCGGGAATGGTTTTGGCGGCATGGGGAAAGCCCCACCTCTTGCACCAGCCAGCATAAGTCGTCTTGGATTTAGGGCTTATCTTGTTGTCGGGACGTTGAAACACAAAACGAATATCAAGGTCGGGGTTCTCCTGCTTGATAATCAGATGCTTTGTCCTGTCCGCCGCATCAAAATAACCCTTGGCCTCAATAATGATACCATTTGGCAGAACAATATCCGGCGTGTAACGCTTAGGCGTGTGGGGACGGTAGCGCATAAAAAAAGGCTCATAGAGAGCCTCAATGCCTTGTGCTTTTAAATCCTCAACGAGCCGGTCTTCAAATTTTGACCGCCGCCCTGCTGCCGTGCGTCTGTATCTGGCCTTAAAAATCGGCTTCGTCATCCACACTCCCGTCACTCGTTCCAGACGTTTGTGTCACATCTGTATCTTCATCCATCTCGGAACTATCCCAACCATCGTCAGAACCCTCAAAACCGTAAGACGCTGCATCACGTGCACCACCACTATCAACCAGCTTGACAATCTGCACCGCATTTAGCCGCAAAGTCAGACCATAAGCTCCAGTATTCATGAAGTAAGGTGAGACTTCCACACTGATATGTGCCTGTGTGCCGCCCCAGACCTCTACCTTTTTGGAAAGCAGCTTCGGCGGTCTAGCATTGTCAAACAACGGTGGTGGTGCTACCATACGCACCGTACCATCCTTGCTCTCATAACTCGCCCGCCGTTTGATCTTCAATTCAACCTCACCCGTTGGCTCCTCGGTCTCATCATCAAAAAGCTCAGTGTAGGGAAGATTGCGCGTCAGCCCACCCTTGCTTTCAATCTGGTTGCGCGACTTCATCGGCATATCGGCCAACTTCTCTTCCGCATCAGTTCGGGATCGCTCCATCAATTCATCAATCTTGGCTAGAAACTCCGTGACACCCTTGTCAGACTTGTTTAAAATTAACTGCGTCCGGTATGACCCCGCCTTGTCTGGGTATTTGTCCGAACCATAATCAACCTCGGTAAGCCTTGGATATTTCAATGTCCCGCAAGGCGTAATCATTGTTACCGCTTTATTCTTCTTTGCATTATTTGCCATCCGGCTCTATTCTCCTGTTCAATTAGTGAATTTGTTGCTGTGGCTGTGGCTGTGGCTGTGCGAACAATTCCGCCAGTTTGAGCAAGCCCTTTGGTGTGACACGAACTTGGCTCACCGCTTTCTTGTTGCCATAGCGGTCACGGTAATCTGTAATCTTGTGCTCAAGATAACCAGCATCAATCTTGTCCTGAAAGCCTAGCCAGTTATTGGAACTCTTGTGCTTGTAGAACCATTTGGAGCCACTACAAAATTGGAAAAACCGGCGTGGTTTGATGCTTATTGTTTTGGCCGCCGCTGTCGGCAGGATTGAGCCTTTGACACGGGCAATATTGTCAAGAACCGCATCTTGGATTTTAATCTGCTCGCCCTGCTCCTCAATGATAATATCCTTGCGTTTATTCTCCAGATATAAATGCTCAAACGCACCCAACATGATGGCAGGATCAGAAAAATCAATCCGTGGTGATATGGTTTTGAGACGGCGTTCACAGTCAATAAAATAAGCCCGCGCCTGTTTCCCCCGCTCATTGCGCTCGACCATGCAAAGCTCTTTCGCCATGTCAAGGGAGAGAAAATAATCAATTGAACGGCGGTCTCCACCCCGTCCTTTGATTTCGTTATTTTGTGAAACCAAAAGATAATCCTGATTTTCTTGAAAATCGTATTGGGTAATCCGTTCTTTTATCCAATCGGCAAATTGCCGCTTGCTTCCAAGAAACTTGTGTAGGTCTCTTGCGTTGACTGTCTGGATTTCTGCCTCTCCAATATTCCCCTGAACAACAGCGGGCAGTTTGGCGTGATTGACAACTTGTGTATTCATGATTTTGTTCTCCTTATTTCTGATTAGATTGCCGTACGCATGTGCAGGGGTATCGTTCGGTGCAACTCGTACAAACCTTTCTTGGTGATCATCGCCCGTTGACGAATATGCTTGAGACCAAAGGGGTCAATGAAGACATAATCCTCATAAACCATCCAGCCCTTGCGAAGAGCCTTCTTGGAAATCCGCGTCTTCTCGGCGTCCTCTTCCGGAAGGTCGTCCCATGTGAATGTCTGTAATTCAATCTGCATACCTGCTTCTCCTATCCTTGATATTTTGATTTGAGAGCTTGCGTATCAATGCCCTGTTCCATCAGTTCCATTTCCAAATCCACCGGCAAATACCTTGCCCCGCGCTTCAACAGCCGCTTGGCTTTGCGATAGGCGTAACTTGATTGTGGACGTGCGGCTGCCCGCCAGTCGTCCATGACACCAGCAATTTCCATTTCTGATTTTCCTTGTGATTATTTATAACTCGTGGCGCATGTAATCACGCAGCGCACGGTAATGAGCCTCCCCGCCGTGACGGGAATGCAAGATGTTGTTGGCAACCGTGAATACATCACCAACATCAATCCCATGTCGGGCAGCATAAGCCAGCATTGTTACGCCAAAGGCCGCTGCCTGTACCTCTTTGCCCCGTCCTGATGTTCTGTCCAACTGTTGAAGACTGGCCTGAATAACATCATAAGGTGCAAGATTGTTGAGAATGTCCCTGTCAATTGACGACATCTGGCTTCCTCCAATGACGTACCCGCTTGCGATTGCGCCGCTTTCTCTTGCGTTTCCTCGGCGGGGGTGCCTCACCATCATCACCCCCATCAGGAGGTGGAGCTATTGTGGAAGGCCAGCCTATCTGGGTGAAGACACTATCCAAGATAGAACCAAACTTGTTAATCTGTTCACCATCCAGATTGGCTTGGAGAAAGGCCACCCCATCCATGGGGAAGGTCTTTGTTAGATATTGTCCATTTTCACAATGGGTGATTTGATAAGATATTTGCACTCTTCATACCTCTTTATAATTGTTCAGTGTTGATCAATGTTGATCGGAAATTTTATTCAAGAAGGGAGCCATAATTGCCAATCAGGCAAAAAAGTAAGGACTTGCCTCAACTTGAGACAAATCCAAACCACCTACAAAAGGTGGCTCTTCTTGACTTTCAAATTGAGCCAGCGGATTGCCCATTTCATAAAGCCGGACAAATTCCCGCCGCAAAATCGCTGCCAGTTGCTCAGACTTGGCCGCCGTTGTGCCAAAA